CTTGGACCAGATGGCACACTTAACGGAGGTGCCTTCGGGGGAGCTGTCTTGCTTGCAGCCTGCTTCCCCTTCCGTGCAGCGCCTTGCGGCGCTGCTTTGGCCTTGTTCGTCGACTTGGCCTGTCCCTTCTTCTTTGCTGGCGGCGTGACCCCACGGTACCCGGCCGCCAAGGCCCGCTTGGTGCGAGCCATGCCCTCCAACCTCCGATTTGCATGGCTCACAACACTCCGACGTACCACTGCTTGCTCGACTCTGGAGTCCACAGCACCAGCGGCACGTCGGTCGAACCTGACCACGGCCTTACACCGCTCGCCAGCTCAGACTGAATGTAGGCCCACAACACGTTAGCCTGATCCGAAAACCTCGCCACGTGAAACAGAGCGAAGGCGCGTGTCAACTGCATCCGGCGCGGTGGGACACCTGTGTGCCACTTCACCGGCTTCACCAAGGATGCAATGCACTTACCGCCGTCGTACTGGGGGACCCACTGAAAAGGGTACACATCAACGCTCTTCAACCGACGGAATCGAGCTCCGAGGAACGTCATGTTGTCAAACGTTCGCTCTTCCACGGTTGCCTCCGACTTGCACTCAAAACCCAACCGCGCGTAGTTGGCCGTGAGCATCTTCGCTGTAACGCGCGATGCTACACCCCACTTCGTTTGGACGAGGTCGTCTCCTGCAAGGCACCGTCGGGTGCACGCGATGGTGGCTTTGAACACCGTTTCCGTCGCGCACGCCATTGCCCAGGCAAGCCAGTTGATAATCTGGTGCCCGAGCTGGTTCTGGATTGTCGTGATTGCGCTGCCGCTCGGATTTGACACGTCAACTTGGAACACGGACCAATCGTACATGGCCACCACCTTGAAGGCCAGGTGGAGGAAGAAATACCGCAGCCGCGCTCGAGTGATATCACTCGCCGCGTAGCGCGACATAAACCTCTCCACAAGAGCCAACAGCAGCCGATGAAACTTCTTGTCGTATTTCCGAAGATCAGTCATCCACACCCGGAACGAATCGTCGTTCTCAGGCACGTCAGCGCACAACATCGCAACTAGCCTCGTCATCCCCCCCTTTCCAAAGTCCAGGCCCACGCCGCACCCACACTCGAGAGGCGCTCGGAGGTACGAACGCTTGAACTGGTCTGTGAACCGCTGTAGGTTGTCATTAAAGCCAACCGACACAGTGGAAAACAGCCGTCCCTTGCGCTCCGAAACCTTCTTCGCATCGAGTAACTGGTACTTGCAGCTCAGGCACCAAACAGGGATGGGACCGAGGTCCTCCAGATCCTCCACCCTCACGTGCTCGTCGTCAACACGTGGATACCGACTTAGATCCAGGCAGATTTGATCCCACCACGTCTCGTTCATCGTCGGGTACATTGTCCTGTACATGCTCTTGACCGGCGCGCCAAACTCCGGACCCTCCCACCCTGAACTCGTCTTCTGAGTGTAAGGAATCTCGTGAGGCAGCGACGCTTCAAATTTGAGCAGGTAGGGATCGTACAGGCGGAACATGGCGCTCATCACCCACTCAACACGCTCCTCTATGAACTTATCGCCCTTCCATCCGGACTGTTCTGGAAAGTCAAGCTCCCCAACGCCAACCGTGAACATCTCGCGGTCTGGGTAGTCGACATCCCATGCATCAATGAACTCTCCGTAACCTTGGCTGCGCATGAACGCCTCAGCCACGGAGTCGGGTCTCGGCCGTTCACCCTCCGGCGGCGAGACCCTGGGTGCTCCCGAACCCTTCGGGAACACCCCGAGGCACCGATGGTGCCTCAGTAGCGGCCCTTGGGCCGCTACTTCGACTCGGGCGACGCCGGGCCCTTGGGCCCCGGCGTCGGCGACGCCTTCGGCGTCGCCTTTGCCTTCGTCGGCGGCTTCGAATCTACGCGGCCACCGGAGCTCGTGCCTCCAGGCACGGAAGTCCCCGATGAGCCGTGCCCGTCCTGGGACGGGGATACCCGAAAATCCAGGTCGGAAACGGGCTTGCCGTCAGCCAACTTGAACAGCACCGCCGCGGTCGGCGGGTGCTTCAGGCACCGGATCAGATTCTTGCCGGCATCCTGCGCTCGATCCTGCTCGGCTCTGTCAGACTCGAACACGACGCCTCTGATGGCAAGCTTGACCTTGTCCATCTTCTCGTCGGCCGTTCCAACTAGAGTGGCCTTGGAAGCGCACCACTTGAGCACCTGCATCTTCGGTGTCTCTAGCGTGCTCTTGGGGAGGTGGAGGAATCCGCGGAACTCGTCCCATGGGTCCGTGGCCTGGGGTGCCCAGTCACGGTCCATATCGGGGTGATCGTTGTCCCATTCCATGGCGGCGTTCTCCATGTCGCGCTCATTCTCCTCACGCTCCTGATCCTTCTCCCACTGCCACTGCTCTCGCTCGAGTTGCGCTTCGAGCTGCTTCTCCAGGTCCCACGATTTGAGTGACGAACCGGCAGCTCCAGCGCCTGCGCCGGATGACTTGTCTGGTTTCTTAGCCGAGCCACCGCGGTGCTGCAACTTAATGTCGTCAGCAATCGCGAGTGCCTGGGTGACGAAGACACGTGCGATGGCACCATTGCGGTCCGAGCTCTGCGCAGTGACTGCGAGCTCGGCCTGCGTGTGGTACATCTTTTCAGCACGTTTCTTGTCTTCGACACCGCCTCGGTTGAGGAACGCGGCGTAGACGGCGAGGATATCGTGAGCGAGTCTCGCTTCTTCTGCTGAAAGCGAATCGAACAAGATGTCCATCCCCCCGTCAACCACGCCGGTGGAACCCCCGAAACCAGAGACCATAGCAGAAAAGGCCTGCGGTCTCATGGGGTCGCCGGTAGGTGCGGTCTTTGGAACGTTCCACGCC